CCGGCAGTCCTACTCAAATACTGACTACTCGCAGAGTCCAGCATCAAGCTGTTAGCAATGTTGTCGCCTATGTCGACTCCACTAGATGCGTTTGTACCCATTCCCGCAACTGTTTGCAGAACGCTCATACCAACGCTCCAGAGGCTGATACATACGCATTCGTACCGTCATCAACATACCCAAGTAGGTACGTTCCAGCGGTGCTGATAGCAGTCAATGTAGCCGTAGCGATTTTTGTGGTTGCTGCGGCTGTTACTGCATGCCCTCCGGTATTCACGAGGATGATGTTCCCCGCTTGACCTGATGTGTGGTTGGTGAAGGTCAGAGCGAATGCTCCGGTTGGGGTGCATTTGAAATTGTTGGTTATGTTCTGATCAAACGAACCATCGTTGTCAGTTGTCAGTGTTCCCCTTTGTGGTGCGGTGAATGTTTCGGCTACTGCAAGACCTGCGAGTGTTGTGCTAGCAGCAACAGGCATGGTTATTGTTATATCCGCCGTCGGCTCGCCAGCAACCAGAGTTGTCTCAAACGCATCAGCAGTCGTCCCTTCGAACACTACACCCTTACCCGCACCAGTGAGGATTAAATCACCTGTAACACTCTGATCCCCTGTGAATGTATTTGCTGCGTCTGTACGAGCCAAAGTAGCAGATGTCGTTGGGAATGTCATCACTGTTGAATCAGTACCGGACAGTGTAATCGTGTTAGTCGCAGCAAGAGTCTTACCATCACTGATGGTTAGAGTAGCCCCTGTAGCCGGTGCAGTGATTGCCACTTTATTAACAGAGGTTGCAGCAGCTACACCCAACACTGGAGTTACTAAGGTAGGTGATGTGGCGAATACAGCAGACCCACTACCTGTCTCATCTGTCAGAGCACCTGCTAACTGTGCCGAGGTAAAACTACCCAGTACAGCCGCATTACCAACTGACGTAATATGTCCTGTCAAGTTGGCATTAGTCGTAACCGTACCTGCTGTAAGTCCAGCGGCAGTACCTGTACAATTAGTCAGAACTCCACTGGTGGGAGTACCAAGGATTGGTGTAACAAGCGTTGGCGATGTGGCGAACACTAGAGCGCCACTACCTGTTTCATCGGACATGACACCGGCTAACTGTGCAGATGTTGTCGCAGCAAACTGACTCAATGGGTTAGCGGTAAGAGCGTCACCACCACCAGCAGGGGTTGCCCATTCAAGTGCGGTAGCTCCCGCATTTACTCTCAGTGCCTGAAGTGCTGTACCTTTTGGCAATCTGACGTTATTAGTACCATTGTGGTAAGTAATGTCGCCTTGTGTGCTGTTTGGTGACAACGCATCGTATGCAGCAGTCTTGGTAGTCTGACTCGTTCCACCTGATGCAATCGCCAGAGTAGCTGATAACCCTGCTGCTGTACCAGAGGTGTTCTGATTCAGTGTGGGGAATGTACAGTTGGTCAATGTACCACTTGAAGGCGTACCTAATGCACCACCATTCACTACAGGAGCACCCGCACTACCCACATTGACAGCAAGTGCTGTCGCAACACCTGTACCCGGAGTCACACCAGCCCACGTTGTTAGGTCAGCATCGTATGCTTGAACTGTTGTACCAATCGCTGATGCTACCAGTGCTGTACCTACAACCCCTGCTGCTGGAAGTCCTGTACAGTTGGTCAGTGTTCCGCTAGTAGGTGTTCCAAGGATCGGTGTAACGAGTGTAGGTGATGTAGCAAATACCAGTGACCCTGAACCTGTCTCGTTAGAGATTACTCCTGCGAGTTGAGCAGAGGTCGTTGCTGCAAATTGTGAGAGTGGGTTAGCTGTTAGAGCATCACCACCTGCACTGGTCTTGACTGCACCAGATGAGGAGAGAACTGCCCATCCTTGACCATGTACATAAGTGAGTTGATCACCCACTGCAAGTAATGCTTTGAATAAAATGTAGAGAGTGGCATTATCATTGTATCGAACAGTGACCGTTGCAGCAGCCGTATCGATATTTACGATGTTGATTGTGTCAATATCGCGTACTGTAGATGCACCGGGAGCAGCACAAATATCAACTGCAGCAGCACTATTCGTATTGGTGACGGTCGTTCCACCTGTGTATGTGGTGGATGTCTTATCAGACCAACAGACCGTTATTGGCAACTGATCGGTAGTGATTGCCCCAGATAGGAACGCTTGGAGTTTTCTAGTGGTTGTGTCTAAACGTATCATTTGATTATCCTTGTGCAGCAGCAAACGCGAAGATGTCTGCTGATGGTGTTCCACCACCTCCACCACCTAATGCGGCTATTGCTTGAGCAACCCTTAATGGTGACATACTTCTAAGATTAGCCTCTGTACCTGCTTCCATCTCTGCCTGTGATGCAGATACAGTTGGAATATCAGCATCATACGCTTGTACAGTCACTCCAATATTGCCGGATAACAGTAAAGTACCACTAGCGTCAGGTACTGTCAATACAGACGTACTACCACCCGTTATAGATGACAATTGGAACTGCATCGCTTTGGTGGGAGTCACGTTATCAACGAACGTGGTTGCCGAATCGGTCAGTGTCGCTGTGACTCCAACAATTGCACCACCTGTCACTGAGACAGAGGATGAATCCTGTACCGCGATACTGCCTAAACCTAACGCAGTTCTCGCAGCAGATGCGGTAGATGCTCCTGTACCACCGTTAATGATGGGTACTGTTCCTGTCAGTGTGTGATCCGCGTTCCAGTTGGATGGTTGGATCAATGATGCATCCGTACCGTCCGGTTTAGCACTGACAAATGGGTGAGTTATTAGAATAGTCATATTAGTTTGCCATCACAATTATTGAGAATGACCCATCACACTTATTAGCGGCTGGGGCGTTGCCCGGAATAGCGGATAGTTTAACAACACCGTTTGCAGGAATCTCTCGATATTCAAGATGACCACTGGTGTTTTGACCACTTGCTAGAAACACTCTGTCCAAAAAATGATAAGCGTCACTTATTAACCCATCATCTGAGAATACATTTGCTCTAATGCGTGTGTCCATTGTAGTACCAATCGCAGCTACATCCCAGTGTATTAAATGACCATGACAATCCGAGGGTACTTTGTATCTCCCTGACAAACTCCGATTACCACCGGCAGCAATTCGCTCAAACGTGGTGGCAACAGTTGCTGCGCCATTGGTGCTACTGATTGTCAAGTTACCTACAGCCACCTCGCTTGTGCCTACGCTGGCCACCTCCATCCATTGTATGAATGTTGCGTCAGCCATGATTGATACGGGTGTTGTCCCGTTCAGAGTGTAGGTAGCGACCGTTTCTATACCTGTGTCGTTAAGATATACAACACGAACAGTCCTTGCACCTACACCAGCAGAGGTGTCAGAGGCACTGGTACTCACAAGGTACAATTGCTGACTCGATGGTGTGTTCATCGTTGCCCGAGTTGTGTCAAGATATTCGCATAGGTCACCAATTACAGAAGTGCTAGACCACCCTTGCGATCTACCTCCCATAATGTGATACAACTTAGCGGTGACTCCATTTAAGGTCCCGTGATGTTGAACCACATACTCTGGAGGTAAGGCGTGAATCTCAGCATGAGGGGCAACCCTGACAACTACCCCCAGATCGGTGTTCGTATCGGCAGGATTTGTCGTACTTGTTGGTGACGGTATGAAACTCATACAATGATCCATTCTGTTGAAGATATACATCGAAACGTCAGCGATGTCGATCTGATGGTGACACTTACACTGGTGTCTGGCCCAATTGGTGTCATTATTGTATCAGACGCATTAGTTGTTATTGTCATATCACCATCGACACGCAAGTGTACTGTCCATTCTCTACCAACTCTAGCAACTGTTGCATCTGGTAGAGTGATCGTCTTACCTGTGACTGTAACCAGACAAGTAGCAGAGTCATCGTCAAGGGTGGTGTCAATCGCTGTTGATAGGACAGTTCTTCTGCGAGCGAACTCATTGAAGTCTGACGCATTGACATGGTAATACTCAGTAACACCTTGCTGGAATGCAGTAGTCTCGAACGCAGTAGGTTCAAATACACCTGTTGCAATACCACCTGAAATACCAAGAGTATTATTGTGCTGAATCGTTCCAGATGTACCGGGGTCACGCCAGATGCCTTCAGCAGATAGATACTTGGCTCGTGCTCCATCTCCCGCAGCAGGAGCAGGTACAGCACCGATTGTTCCACCTGCACCACTATCTCCGATGAATGCGACTGGTGACAATGTTAATGAGCCACCAGCACCTCCATCAGTGAGAGATAATCCAGAGGTAACAGCAAGTGCTCGTTCGCCTGTCAGTGAGTCGTTTGAGTGATCTACGGTGATGTATGGGGCAGATAAAAGGTCTGTTCGCTCAGTTGAGGTTAGATGGTAATAGTTTGTGCTGTTCAGGTTATCCTGTAGAGCATGGTCATGCTTGTGAAGTGTCGTAGCACCTGCGTCAGTGAGGTCTGTCCAGTTGGTTCCAGTGAAGTTCGCAGAGTCTCTGTCGGTCGAGTGGTAATGAAGTACAGAGTCACCCGCATCCGTTAAGTCAGTGTATTCAACTGATGTCAGGTGACGATAATTACCCGTGTTGAAGTTCTGCAGATCGTCATGGTTCCGAGTCTCGATGTCTGTCAGGTTCGAGCCAGTAGTATCGAGTTGTGTCCAGTCTATCTGACCATCATCCTCTACCCTCTTCCACAATAGGTAAAGCCAACGATCTTGATTCAGATCGTCGCTTGGTGGTGGAGGAGCTAGAGGAAGTTGGCTCATTCTCTTACAGGGTTGGCGACATTACCCATGACAGCGCCACGTAACTCTGGATTCTTCATTCTCTCGAATAAATAATTCATCGTTGCGTTTCTCTCTGTTGGTGGAACAGCCTGAAGCAGTTTTGAAAGATCATTTGGATTGAGCATTGCAGCATCCAATACTGATTGAGCCTTGGTGTCCATCACCTTACCACCGAGAGATGCTGCTTTCCTCAATGATGTCACAACCATATTAAACACTGGTGGAGTAACACCTTCCATTGAATCGAAAACACCCTGCATCCGTGGAAGAGATGACTGTGGAGCACTGAGTCGAGCATAATCTGCCTCACGTTGGATACTCTTCTCCAATGGTTGTATCAGGTTTCGCATTTGATCTTGATCATAAACCTGACGTAGATCGCTGAATCTAGGACCACCTGCTTTCTTTATAGTTCCGGGAGCCTCTTTTACAGCCTTCAAAAATGCTGCTTGTCTCTCTGCACCTGATGGTGATCTGAGTGCGCCTAGCAATACATCAGATACTACTGCTTGATTCTGAGGAGCAGAGAAGTCTCTAAATACATCACTAGCGAGAGCATACTCACCTGACTGACGCATTGTGTCATCAAGTTGTTTCTTGGACTCAAGTAACTGACTTAGTTTTAATTTACCCGCTGCGTCAGTTGCTCCCGATAATGCGTCAATCTGTTTAGACAATTCATTCTTGACTCGTTGTAATTCATTGATTGATCTACTACCAAAGTTAGGCATGAATGTGGATGTCTCACCAATAGGAGGCAATGCCCATTCAGGAGTGAAACCACTCACCACTGGAGTAGTGTCGGTTGGGGTTCCTCGAATCTCACCTTCAGGGATTGCTCTCCCTGCTACTCTTGCGTTAGTCTGAGCCTGTTGAAAACTAGCAGCACCTTTAGACACAGCAGGTGTTACTTCAGCACCTTGCAATATTGCCGATATCCTCTCAGTCAATGGGATTCTAGTTTCACCTGCCGCTCTGTACAAAGGTGATGTAACTTGAGATCGTAGTGCTTCAGCCTCAGACTGACCCATTCGACCAGTTTCAGGGTTGAAATATTGGCGACCCCTATAGGCTAGTTCTTCCAGTGGGTTTGCTCTTGCTGCCTCATTTGCAATATCTCGTTCTGCAAATGACTGTGGTTGTCTGGATCGTGCTCCTTCTTCTAATGCCTTCAGACCAGTTATCGGCTTTCCACTTGACACGGCTGCCATACCTGCTGTCGGGACTTCACCTGATACGATACCTCTAAGACCATTCAGTGCCTCTATGACAGCACCTTTGTTATTTGGGAATACTTGGTTCAAGTAATTCACAACCTGACCTTCAGCACCCGCTTTGAGTGCCATTGCCATATCGAAAGTCTTACTACCCAATACCTCCAATGGTCTTAGAGCACCACCGAATGCTGCACCTGCTACAGCACCTTGTATTGGTTCTCCAGATAATGTACCAACTGCACCACCTGCTGCTCCACCTCCAATCACATTCTGTGCAAATCGACCCATTGATGCTACTTTAGGGATTGCTGTTGCTGCTTGAAATGCCTTACCACCAACAGCAGCAGCAACTGGATCAAGAACTCTACCTAACGTTCTCCATCCAGATTCAGTTGCCACATTCTGCAATCGAGGAGCATTGCGTAACAATCCCCCCATCTCAGAAGCACCTGCTGCCACATCAACAACACCTTGAGGTAACGATGGCAATTTCGCTAGTTGGTTCTCAATCCATGTAGGTTCTTGAACATTCTCAAACCTTGGTGCTGTTGTAAGTTGAGCAGAAGCATCATCGAACTCAAGCCGTCGCCCCTGTAGAGCAGGGACATCATCGAACTCAAGAGTAGTTGCCATTATCGTGCCGTCCCTGTTCTACCATCAGGAAGTTTGAATTTTGTCCCTGCTGGTAATGAAAGTGCCATCTTTTCACTACTGACATTAACAATCATTGGTGGTGCTGCCGATGCTTGTTCAGTTTGACTAGGCCATGCCTCACCATACTTGGCGGCAGCTTCTTGTCGTTTTCCTTGCAACTCCGAAATGTAATTCTCTGAGTCTGATTTGATCCTAACGAGTTCCTTCTTGAATTCTTTTTCGGATAAAGTTGGATCAATATTTCCGATCATTCTGGCAAACTTACTCCATTCGCGTTCAGTTACTGACCCCGGAGCTACACCAGATGCTCTCAAGTCTTGAAGTCCCTTGGTTTGTAAATATTCCTGAAGGTCTGTGATTTTTGATTTGGCATTCGCTTTAGAACTTACGTCCCATAATGCAGTCCAGACAGGAGTTGAGGCATCCCACACACCGACAGCCTGATTCAATCCGGGTTCATTCTGCAATCCAGCGATCCTATCAATTACCCCGCGTGTCTGTTTCTCAAGACCTCCTAATTGAGCCGACTCCTTAGTTGCAAGGTTCTGATTTTTTAGAAGTGTCTTTTCCTCAATCTGTCGTGCATTCTGAATACGATTGTATTCAGGAGTACCCGGAGTAGCAGCACGCCTAGCCAACGATTCATCTCTAGCTATCAGTTTTGCTGCTTCCTCTTTACCAACCTGTTCTGCTGTCTTAGGTTGTCCTTTGAATCCTCTAGTATATTCAATATCTGCTCTCGCCTTCTCAAGTGCCAAGTTCTCTTTCATTCTTGCACGTTCAGCAGTTGTATCTCGACCTAGATCGACGATCTGACCAGACCCTTGAATTACTACTCGTGTGGGATCACCCTTCATGTAATACCCCCTACCGTAAGGGGTATCTACAGCATTCTGAGTCATATCAATCTGTGGTCCTTGCGGAATAGACGACCCTAGATTAGTTACAGCACCTGTAGTATTGTTACGAATGGTATTGACTGCTGCTTGCTCGACTCTACCCGCTGGAGCGTATCCCGCGTCATACTGAGGTGCTTGCTGAATAGGCTGCGTAGGTTGGGGTTGTCTGAAGAACTGTCCTAATGTTTGTTGTGAGGACGCTGGAGTGTTCATGTCTGGAACACCCAAACCTCGCCCTTCGTTACCGTAGTTCGAGTTACTATCCATCATCTGTTGAGCAATGGCTACATTCTCATAAGATGGGTCAGAGAGCAAATCACTAATCAGTTTTCGTTTATCTGCTACAGCAAGAGATGCCATGATTAACCCCACGCGTTTTGTAATTGACCCAGTTGATTCTGGGTGATCTTACGAGGACTCATCTGATACCAGTTACCAGCGGTTTTCTGAGCGTTCCAGTAATCACCAGCTTGCTGAGATGCTGCATCAAGAGCCAATCGACCCGCAGCAACACGATCAGTACTACCTTGAGAAGTTAGATCACCTAGAGTCTTCATGCGACCAGTCTCAGCACCGTACGCACTGGTATCAGCATTCTGACCACCGATGGCATTCTGTTGCTGACCAAGAATATATTGTTGCTGCTGACCTGTCAGCTTACCAAGTCGATCTGCTTCAGACCCATACTGCTGACTTGCCATACCTTGACCATACTTGGTTAGTTCAGCAAGAGTGTTACCTGAGTTGAGCATCCCTTTAGCAGCAGCACTGCGCTCAAGCCCTTGCTGACCCTGCTGGAGAGCAAACTTGTATGCACCTGTATTAGCAATAGCATCGGGGTTATCAAGCAATGCGCGGAGTTTAGCTTCATACGGATTCGACGTATCAACATTGATCTGTTGTGCTCTACGAATCGGAGCAGCACCAGATACCAACCCGCTTAGAGTATTCTGGAACTGAGTGCTTGAAGCATCCGGTTGCAAGAATGGTGCAACAACCTGAGAATAATTCTGACCGGGGTTATACGATGACCCTTGTGCCCTCGCCCTCAACTCACCAGATACCTGAGAGTCAAGTTGTGCGTTCTGTTCTCTTTGAGCAGCATATGGATCTAATTGACCATACTGTTGCTGCTGCCACGTTCCGGGTGTGAGCCATCCAGCCATGATTACTTACCTCCTTCTATTTCTAACTCTAATGCTGACAGTTGCAGCGATGTATTGGCGATATGACGTATGTCAAAGCTACGTCTGCGGAAGTTCCCACACCGACGAATGACTGATCTAGTTACAGATAGATCAGCGTCACGGTATGCTGAATTTGTTGTGTAGTCATCATCAGACCAACGAATCATGGCAGTGGAATCCACTTTGTTGCCAATAATCTCGCACTTTCCGACACGTTTGTAATCTGTCGTGTCACCGTCGAGTTTTCCGGTACGAATCAGTACATTGATCGGTAGCGTAGCATCATAGTACGCTTCTTCTGTCAATTCGTAAAGGTGTCCGTTAGATTCATGTAATACGAGGTCACGACCTGAACAGTAAACATACTTGGTGTATTTGAAATAGGTTTCTGTGTAACCTGTTGCTGTAATCGTACCTGTCGCTGGAGTGGTTGGGGAATTGGCAACTTCGATGGTGAAAATCGTTGATGAGACATATTTGACCTGAAATATTCCGTTGTATCCCGATTGATCTGCACCGGCAATCTTTACTGGATCACCATCTGAAAGTCCATGTCCCGAATCTGTAGTAACTGTTGCAGTAGTTCCTGATCTAGTGATACTTGAGACATTCACAGATGAACCATTCAGCGTTAGACTGGACCATTGTGACCATGACTTACTGGTAACGTCATATACGATGGTAATGTTACTTGTCACCAGTGTGAGTACATAGAACGTATGACCCGAAATCTTCACTCCGAATGAATGGACAGTTGCTAGATCGTCTGCATTCAGGATTCGTTCGATATTAGGATCACTAATCAATGTCTGATTAGTCCCTACCATCATATGTACTGATCTACCCTTCTGACGGGTCTGACTTACCCAGAACAACATACTGTCGAGATTTGTCACAGAGTTACCATTAGCGCACCCAATCAGTGTAAATCCGTTCTGAACAGGTGATAACGGAGAACCTACTGCATTGGCAGCATCGTAGAAGAACTCTGTACTCCAGTCCTTGAATGCGATGATGTAGTTGGCAGACTTTGCAATAGCCTTACCATCTCCCGGTTCCATCTGTGCTGAGATGAAGTCAAGAGCATTCCACGATGTACCATCACCCAATGCTGAGTTGTAGATCACAGCATCTGTAGTCATCACAAAGAAGTACCCATCGAGGAATACAACCCCCGGTACAGTATCTTTACCACCTGTAGCAGTGATTGTCCCTGTAGGTGGTGTCACTGGACCATTAGCTGCGAGGATCGTACCTGTAGCGGGACTAGCTGGTGTCCCAGTAACCGTGTAGGTGTAAGTATCCAACCCTGTCACTGTGATGATGAAGTCACCGTTGTATTCTGGTTGAACAGCACCTGAAATGGTTATTAAATTACCGTTGGAGTATCCGTGTGCCGTCTGTGTAACTGTTGCTGTAGAGAGGGATCGGGTAATGCTTGTAACAGCACTAGTAGTCAGTGTCAGCGAGTACGTGAAAGTGGTTCCGTTGGTCACAGTTACTTCAAACGCACCGTTGTAAGTTGTCGGGTTAGCCCCTGCAATGGTCACTGTTTGACCTGTGGATAAAGCGTTCGTTGTCGTTGTAACTACAGTAACAACAGACCCGACGCGAGACAGACTCGTTACTGCATAGGTGTGATGACCGGGGTAGTCCGTGTCAGTGATGAGAACGAGAGGCATCTGTTACTCCGTGTAAATCCAACCCTGTTGAGAATTCTTTAGAAGTAACTGTTGGTTACTTTGAGATGCTCCAGTGTTTGATGAGAAGAAGTCTAAATCAGGTGTTATGGCAGAGGGTGTGCCTACTTGAGTAGGTGTAACTGTCGCTGAAACACCTGTAAGTCGATATATTTCAACATCATACCCCGTACCTGCATATAGATCAGTGTCAGATGCCCACAACTGAGCATTCCTACCACCAGTGGCGTATTGACCCGGAACCGGAAGAACATCAGAAATGAATAAACTGAAATTGATACCGTCTGTAGATGAATATACGTTGTTTCCGGGTGTTGCTCCATACTGACCGAATCCTAAATATACAGTATTCCCTAATAAGCACACACTCACATCATCAAACGACTCTGGTACGTTTATGGGTAGTTCTGCCGACCATGTGACCCCATCAGTAGATGTACTGTATTCAACGATACCTGTACCTCCTGTGAGATACGAAAACCATGTGTTTCCGAGTTTGAATGTTGATGCTCCTATGGGTGGTGATGGAACCTCACCCACAAGACTAAATGTAACCCCATCAACAGATGTGTATTTATGCTCAGTGCCTGTTGAGTCACTCCTAGACAAATACACTTGATACACACCGTCTGTCCATACAACACTAGACATAGCATCAATTGTCGCGCCTTCCAAATCCAAGGTGCATGTACCATTAGACGGTGTGACACCATCTGTTGTGAAGTAGTACAGAGAGTCACCATCTGTGTAGAACACTCTGACATCTGTGTCACTATGACATACAGCACCTGTTCCTGTGCCTGAATAGGATACAAAATCGTCAGTATATTCATTCACAGTCAGTGATTGAGTATCTACAACGTAATAGAAATCTGTACTACTGCTCATACACACAAATATTCGCTTGTTACCAACTGGACAACCATATGTCTCAATTATCGGCATGGAGGTTGTAGTCGATACCAATGTGCTATTACCTGAATAAATAACAGCATCGAATAACAAGTTATTCACAATGACTCGTAACTGATTATTCCAACACTTCAGTAACTGAGCAACACCTGCTGTAATCAACCCAAGATCAAGTGATCCGGGACGTTTCTTTACCTCACCTTGTTGTCCCGCGATCTCATTGAAAGCGTTAAGTAACTTGGCATCTTTGGTTGCCCCACCATCTCTAGATGATAACTGTTGAGTTAATGGAATTCTCATGCAATATAACCACCAGAGAAGATGTTAGACCGCTGACCACTGACCAATCGTCCTAGTTCAGTGTATGCCAGCATGGGACGATTATTAACCCTCTGGAGTGCCGCCTTGGACTCCCCAGCGATCTGCTGAACCGTTGCAGGTACGGGAAGTTGAAACTCAGCAGACAACTCAACAGCAAGGTTGTATGTCAATGCTCGCTCATAACCTTGAGGAAGGGAGATGGCAGTACTGGTTGATGCCAGACTAACTACAGATGTCCATGTGACGATATGGAGCGAGTATGCTGTATTAGGTACAGGCCACAGTTGAAGCGTACCTGTAGGGAGCGTAGGCTCGTAGTAAGCATAGATCGGGATGTCACTATCTGATGTCTTATCTGGTATTGAGAGCCACTTATCCTTATCAACCATCTCAATAGGATAGTCAATATTTGATGCTCTCAGGTAACAGTTCTCGATCTTGTCGGGTCTTGGAGTTATTGCGAAGTTACCCGCTGGACCAACGGTATAGGAACTATCACCATTCGATAAGGTGAATTCTGTATCAACATATGAGTAGACTGTTAGTTTCTCCGTCTGCCATGATTCGATCATGGCATTCAGAGCAATCAACGCATCGTTAGATTCAGCAGTTGTTGGAGATTCACCCGACGCTATAGCACCAAGCAATCTAAGTGATCGGTCTATGATCGTCTGGGCAGTAGCCATTACACTTCTCCGATAGATTCTCTACGAGGGCGACCAGCGCGACGAGTAATAGGCTGTTCTTGGATTGTAACTACTTCAGCGGGTTTTGCAACCCCTCGCTTCGCGTCCAACATCTTCTGACGGATAGGCTCACCATCAACCCACCCGGAGGCTTTAGCGACATCCAACTCATCTTCCTCAAAGTTGTGGAAACCGCCATCAATGGCGTTAAACATGAGTTTCAACATTTTGATCCTCTCAATGTAAGAACGGGGAGAGGTTTAACGCCCCTCCCCACTTGATCAATCAAACAACATTAGACTGTGGTGGTAACACCAAGATTGTTCAATGCAAGACGAAGAGCCGTAATTGCAGTGATCGATGTCGCCAAGTCAGTGGGAACAGCACAACCCGTTTGTTGAACTACCGGAGTCGCACCGAAAAAACCAACCTTTTCAGTAGCGGATTTACCGATTTGAGCACCATCGGGGGAATTGTAAGTCAGTTGTTCGTAAGTTGCCATTTGAGTCTCCTAAAAGTTGAGTGGGGTGGCTGTTACACCACCCCTATTGATTAACCAGCAGCACCGATCATACGGCAAGCCCATGCAGGACGAAGAGCAGCCATACCGTAGAGAATGTCGATACGCATCAACAACTCATCGTTACGGATGTCAGACGCCATCCAGACGCGTAACGACAGGCCATCCTTGACTCGACGCGAACACTTCATTGCATCATCCATCAAAGGAAGGTCAGCAGTAACAAACTGGAATGCCTCTTTGTGATACATGAGCGACTGAGCATACGATGTCGAAGCTAGACCGATGAAGGTTACCGCTTTCGCATTGAAGTCAGTAGTCGCCAACGTACCACCTGTCGAAGTAACCACGTTCTTACGAGCACCGGTCAAGTAGGTAGAGGGAGAGATGGTCGTAGTCGTTGCTCCAACTGCTGTGATCGTGAATTGCTGAAGATGACGGTAAGCAGCCTTAGTCTCAGGGTGACAAGCATATACACCTGCTATAGTGAATACTTGACCAACAGACTGCTTGGCAACTGGCACTAAGGTGTGCATGTCGATAGTCGAACCACCGTCCGTTACTAGAGCGGCAGCATCGGTATCACCAGTTACATCATCCGAGTTGGTCAGCGTCCATACACGCTCATTCTCGTAGAAGTCAGCCATCGCTGTACGAGCGATCATGCCTTCACGATACTGAGATGCAATCGCATTGCTTGGATTGAAGTAAGCAGCTACACCATTGACCAGACCGCCCATCGTAACCGAATCCATCTGAATGGAGCGATTGTCTTTGGGGGCAAGACCTTGGTTCAACTTAGCACGAGCAGCACCCGGAGCAACCAATGAATTGATTGCAGTACCAGCAGTACCGGCGACGTTGTAAGTAGCCTTGGTAGCGAACGCCAGATAGTCAGCCTCGATACCAGAAGCAAGCACAGAAACGGCTGGCTCAATGTATCGCTTACTGAACGCTGCAACATCTGCAGGACTATCAGTATCCAGAGTCAATTCAGCCGAATTGAAACGCATATCAACACCGTCCTGAGTTGCAACAGTGATGGTCTGCACTGCTTCGTCTTGATCTTGGACATCCATAACCCGCGATCCAGTCCGGCGCGAATACTCATTAGGCTTGCGAACGCGAAGAGTAGAACCGATCTTCGCACCCGTTTTACCGAACGAGTCATCGTATTGGAGATCAGTAGTTCCGATAAAGGAACACTTCTCATGAGCGATTGATTGCGCTTCACGCGCAACCATATCGATAAACTTTAATGTATTTGACATTTGATTCTCCTAAAAATTAAATTGATTTACGCCACTTTGCATATTCCGCATCAGTCATCTTACCGGGGTCTTTCTTGACTACGGCACGACTTCCAACAGGTGTTATGGGTGCAGGGGCATTGGTTGTTTTTACTGCGGTTTTTTGGTTTAAAAGACGTTCCTCAATCCTACCGAGTGTGCGAATAGCTGCAATGGGACTCATACCTGCAATCTTTTCGGCTTCGTCTGGGTTGTTGGCAAGATAGTATGCCAACTTAGGCCCGACTTCACTTTCCATGATCGCTTGCTGCATCGGATCAGTCATTGGAACATCGCTAGATGCTAAGACTTCTTCGAAATCCGGCATTTCTACCGTGGCTGCTGCTATTCGTTTATTCCAACTTTCAACGGTCTTTGAACGCTCCGCAGTCTCGTATTCCGCTCTCTGTCGTTTTTCACGCTCAGTTAGCGTAGATTCAATTTGTTTCTTGGCGATATATTCAGCCTTTGCTGCCACATATTGATCGAAATTATCGAACTTGTCAATAGTTGGTTCAGAATCATCTGACTGTCGAGCAACAGGTTGATATTGCCTTGCCTCCATCGCATTAAGACGCTCTTCAAGCATCTTGGTACGAGCTTCAGCTTCGTATTTTTGGCGTACAGCACGATCTATTCGTTTCTGTACTCCTTTGGGAATAGGGTCTTCTGCCTTTACTTCGGGTGCAGGAGTATCCTCTGTTACCTCAACTACTGGGTCAGTAATTGGGTTAGAGGGTGTCGATGTTTGTTCAACTACTACTTCAGATTCCAAGTCCATTTGGTTGTTGCTCCATTTGTTGTTCCGGCATTTGTGGCATACCGTTAGCCATTCCTTCACCCTGATCCATTTCTGGCATTCCCTGCATCTCAGGTTGTTCTGGTGGTTCAAACTGAACCGTATTAGGTGTCATCAAGTCACTGATAGTCTGCATCACGATCTGTTGAACTTGTTCAGGTGACATGGCAGCAGCTACAGCAGTCATACGTTGAGTCTCGGCTTGATACGCCTTGATCTCCGTATCTGCAGCTTTGATGGTGATCTCTTTCTCTTTGAGTTCGTTACCTTCCTTCAACTTCTCAAGTTCACCCTTCATGCCCTCGATCATCATGGTGGCCTGTTCGATCATCTTGTCCTTCTCCTGCATCGCTTGATCGAACTGCTGCATCACCTGCTGCATCTCAGGAGGCAAACCATTCTGTTGCTGCTTGTCCATCTCAGCCTTCTTGACTTCAGGAGGCAGGAGTAACTTCAGTCGCTCACTGATCTCATCTGCTCCGGGCCAATCCATGTTCTTGACCATCAGATCGCCAATGACGTTCATCAGTTCAGGATGAGCCTGTACCATCTCGATCATGCTCTCTGCCGCCTCAACCCTCAGAGTGTTGTAACTAGGGCCAGAGGTGATCGTTACATCATAAGTACCCACGCCAAGGTTGTAGAGGGTTTCGACACCTTGCTTCTGACTGGCAGTGGGAATATTCGGGTTAAGTTGGGCTTGACTTGGTGTTCCATCGTATCCAAGAATACGAATGACTCGATTACTGTCGTATATCTTAGGAATTAAATCAACAAGGATGCGACCACAATGACGGATAGCGCGGTTCAGGTTGTCATGGTAATGGAAGGTTCCAGTGTCTCCTTCCTTTTGCCTTGCCATGATAGCCTTGCCACTGCGCTCATTACTGGGTGCGCCAAGACTAGCGGAATACATACCAATAGCGCCCTGAATGTCGTGCTCCGACATCTGCATGTCTTGAGCAAACCCTGCGGGTATATCGGATGCAGAGACTCGTTGTGGCGCAGGTACTGGTTGGCCATTAAGCGAAGTGGGCTTGTACCGTAGGACTGAGTGGTTCTCAGTGTTCGCCGTATTCCATTCATCCTCGTAGTCCTCCACTTGACCTTCAGCAGCCACCCACGGTGCTTTAGGGGTCAGAGCAACCCGTTCAGCGAAGGCACTGCGAGAGTAGTTGTATAGACGTTGCGCGTCTTTAGCGGGTCGAATGATCCCTGAATGAGTAACCTTACCCTCAATATCGATCTCGTTACCCCATACGACGAGTATTGGAATGTATTTGCCAACCCACTCAGTCAGAGGCTCAAGGAACTCACTACCTGATACTTTGGCACGCATCACTGTGCGTTTAGGGATGTTCCGCTTCTCTTTAACAGCCGCGTCAGGTGACAACCCTGCGTCAGCAAGCTCATCGAAACGTGCTTGAGGGATAACAGACCCATCCTCCATCAAATACAGAGTACGATCTTCCTCTTTCACACACCAGTATTCGGCAACTCGTACTTGTTCTCCGTACCAGTCAGCATAGTTGTCGTTTGTTTCGAAGTCCTCTGGCTTCTTGCCGGGGTACTTCGCTTCAAACTCATCCTCACTCATGGTGTCCATGATGAAGGCGAACTTCATGTCCGATCCATCAGCCTCTTGGCTTGCGGGATCAATCAGAACAGACATTGGGTTACGAATGCGCTTGATGACCAGTTCTTGATCAAATGTGTCATCCTTGGCGTATTCACTCAGCACCCGGAAATAACCTGCACCACTAGTAGCAGCACTGTCGAGAGCGCAATCATAAGCTGCATCAGCACAGCTACGATCTTCAATGTGCTTGATGATGCCTGCAAACACATCAGCAGTCGCTATGTCAGCACCAGAGTCGATAGGACGTACCTTGATCGATGGTCGATTCTGACGACCATCATTGACTATCTGACGAACGTATTGATTGAGCTTATCAACAGTCAGACAAGGACGTTTGTCCTTCTCTCGCTGATTTACGATGTCATCAGGCCACTGCTCACCACTGCGAAACTTGAGGTCATCCAACGCAGCAGAGCGATCATCTGCCCAATACTCTTCAGCGATCTTGAAATTCTCACGAATCTCATGCAGAGGATCAGTTTTGACTTCCTCGGCCTCTTCTTTTACTTCATCAGTGACTGGATTAACCATCTTACCCTCTAACACCTATTGTTTGTGCTTGCGGCACTTGAAGTTGCTGTGGTCTGCGACCCATCATACCGACAAGATCACTGAGCATCCCCTGCTCCTCCAACTTCTTCTTACGAAGTAACTCCTCCAGAGTCATCTGAGGCTGAACTGGAGGAGGCTGTTGAGGATAAAGTGGTTGATTGTCCATTTTACTTCTTCGGTGGCTTTTTGCCTTTTTTACCGCATGCCATGGTTACTTCCCTTTCGACTTAGGTTTAGAGGGTTTAGATAGACCTGCTTTACTTAACGCTATCGCTACGGCTTGCTTCTGAGGCTTGCCATGAGCGATCTCGGTACGAATGTTCTGGGATACAACCTTCTTGGAACTACCCGATTTGAGAGGCATCTTAACTCCTTAGTTCATCCAAGCACCTGACGGTGCGCTAGTTACAACCCTGCCACGTGCTCTATTGTAACCTTTATCTCTGAGCGATTGTGTAGCAACCTTGTTAGCCACTGGGTAAGCATGGCTGACCGCCAGAGCGTCAGCCACGTCAGGTGACGCGATGCCACGCTTCTTCATACTGTCCTTACTCTCAAGCATGATAGCGCCGGTACTGGTGATCTTGTATTCTGGACCATTAAGTTCTGCCTTGAGGTAGCGGTTATCCTGAGTGGCTGTGGGTGCTTCACTGCCGATGCTGGCTGTCTTGAGCCACTCCTTCATCACACCCCACATCTCACTCCTCTTGTTACCGAACGCATACGAGTCAGCTTTACTACCGAAATTAACACCACGAACCTTATACCTCTGCTCAAGCAATCTGTCAAGCACTCCTGCACCCAGACCACCCTCGTCGATCACGGTCAAGTCAGGCTGCCACTTCTCGATGGCCTCGATCACTCGCCCAACGACCTGCATGGTATCCAGACCACTGAACTTCCGCACACTCGCCAAGTCGCGTCCCTTGCGTACCACGATCACGGTCTTATCACTGCCGAACCGTGCCACATCGACTCCAATTACTGTCGGTGCGAACTGGTCATTGTAACGTGGTGTGCTCATCGCCCTATCTACCAAGTCGTTGCCAATGAACTGAGTATCACCTACTGACGGGAACTGACCATACACCTCCACTCTGGCCTCGTTACTGTCCTCACCATACTGAGCAATAATGTTCTCGTAGGTCTGTGTGCTGATGCCCTCCACCGTCCTGCTGTCGATCTGTGTGCTTCTCCACAAGTCACGGTTCTTGTTGAAACACTCGAAGAACGCCCCTTGGTTGCTCCGTGGGTTGCTGAACGCCAACCAGAACCGATCCACAATGTTCTCGGTGAATACACCCTCCTGCACCGTCCAGATGTCCGACGGTATCCCGCTAGCCTCATCGAAGATAGCCATCTCACCGTCGAAGTTGTGCGCTCCAGCGAACGCATCAGGGTTCTCTGCGCTCCATAGCTGCCCACTGGCGTAATAGTACCGTGTGCTCTTGCCAAGACCTTCAGGACTCTCAATGTAGTTCTTGAACCATGTGGCTGGCTGGATACTCATGGCATTGACCTCGAAGAACTCCCTGTTGATCCCCCTAGACACCCATTTAGCAATCTCAGGGAAGGTCTTTGTCCTCAACTGAGGCTCACCGTTAGCTGCAACCCAGACACTCCCACCGGGACGGGTTGAGATGAACCAGTGCGCCAGCATACCCACCAGTGCTGACTTCCCCGGTCCTCGCCCACTCGCTACCGCATGCTTATAGAAGTCAGGTAACACACCAAGTGCGTTCTTCATAGCGATGCCATCGACAAGATACTTCTCGATGTCCTCCATGATCCTCCTCTGCCACTTACGAGGACCATTAAACTGCTTCAGATCACCCTCACCCCACTTGTAAGCCCACAGTGCGAACTTCAGTGGCGACATGTACAGATCACGCTGGAGCATCCTCTCAAGTACCAGTGAATGATCAGGTGACATTGAGACACTCCCCCTCGATGATGTTCAACTGCTCTAGCTGGCGATCACGCTCTGCCAGAATGTCCTTCATACTTATCGCAGTGGTATTGGTCACTTCCAACTTCTTACTGTCACCATAACGATCTCTGTTCCATACGCCCAATAGCCATTTACGAGTATTGATCCTCAAGGTGGAGCGTTGGATGTCCTCTGCACTATCGGTTGCATCAGCAATAGAGATAAGCTCATCCTCGACAGCATCAGCACCAATTGCCCTCGCATCGTAAAAACGTCGCTTTCGGGTAGGATCACGCAATATCCATGAACGAATATCGCTTACAGAGAATCCTCTAGGGTCTTCTCGCACTATCTGCGACAGAGGCTCACCATTAGTAACACGTTCAATGATCTCTTCAAAGAAGTTATCGAAAATAATGTTAGTTACCTCTGCCATTGTCACACTTGATGTAGCAGATGGAAGAGAAGGTTGAGACATTTCTGGTGATAGCCAGTTTGGTATCGCCTCAATAGTGTTCTGACTGGTTTGAGTATCCATGTCGCTTTGTAACATGGACGGCTTGGTTTTGTCAATTACATCTGGATCATCGGATCGTCAGAGTCTTTATAAAAAATAAAAAATTGTCAGTGGGGGGATAGCTGCAACTTGAGTCATCGACAAGCCCAAGGGGGGGGGGGCTACCCCACACTCCATTGTGCTCGATTCAATTGTACGCAATGAAATCGTGTTCAATTGAATCGATGATGATGATTGCATTGAATAATGATATATGAATTAGTATGATAATGATGCGAGCATTAGTACAACGTAATACTGCTACAGTGTGAATGTAAAGGATACATTGATGTAATGAGTAAGGGATACTCTTACTCGCCTATCTGTGAAAAAGGTACATGCACAGGAAGGAGCCTGTTTTGATATGATTATTACCAATTTTATCCTTCTATCCCTACGGATTCCTGTCGCAGTGTCACAGATAGAACCCACGCACCATTTCAAACCCGACAACGAATAATTATCATGAGATGTAAAGAAAACTCTTGCAATTATCTTTTATCTGATTTATACTCATTTCACGGTATCAAAACGAAACAACTTTTTAGGGGAATAGTCATGGAAAGATTCGAAATTAGTAAATTGATCCGGTCTGCTTATCGGGCCGGTTTTATTGACGGTGAATCGTGTTTTCACTGTCTTATCGAATTGACCTTATTTAATCTAGGGGAATAGTATGAGTAATAAAACATATTTGTGGAGTGTAGAAATCACCGATACTTTTGGTGGCGAGGCTAACTACAGCTGGGTTCGCCGTTATGAATTGGTAGCGACTACGCCACGCGGCGCAATGCGCCGGTTAAGCAACCAATACGGTGGTAGCTGGTCATTTGATTATTCAACGGGCGATTTAACCCGTTACAACCAAAATGGCGCATGTGTATGCGCTTTCGTTCAACTAGCAGATCAAGGGGAATAAAAATGCGTAGCGTTACCTCCGACCAATGGGCAGATTATTTATCTGACCTTAGAGTTTATCAGACTGAATATAAATATGGAGATCATTCTGTAATGTACTCGCGACTAGCTCAAGGTTCCAATGTAGGTATGGATGTAGGCGAAGTCCATTATTGCGTCAATGGCGACAAGTTTTATTTTGTTTTAACTTTAGGGGAATAACCATGCAAACAATATTAACAAAGTTCATACCCGCAACCAATACACGCGGATCACGTATTAAGGCGGTTCAATACGGCTGGGGCGATAAACGCGAATGCAAGAGCCTATCCATTCCATACCCGCACGAAATGAATAGTGACGATGCACACGCTCATGTAGCTGGCCTACTGGCTGCAAAGCTAGGATGGTATGGCGAGTTCGTTAGCGGGTCACTTGGTGCGCATTCTGAATACGCCGAATGTTTCGTGATGTTGAGGAACACCAAAATACGCAATTTTTAACCGGAGAATAGATCATGAAAACTAACCGATACCCGCTACCTGATCATGATGATCTGCTGATCGATGTAATCCTTGTTGTACTAACCGCGATGGGGTTTGCCTTTCTATTCGCTGCATTTATTTAATCGACTGGTTTAGCCCATTTTCGTAGTGGGCTAACACGGCAGGATTAAGCCGATACTAAACAACAACGAAAGGGAGCTCAAAGTGTATCAAGTTAAATTATTAAAAACAGGCGTAATTAGGGTATTTAACACATTAGAGAATGCACAAATATTTGCAATGGAGTTCGAACATTGCATCCCTGTAATACGAATTAAATATTAACGAAAGGGAAACCGATTATGTTCCGTATAGTCGAAAAGAGTAACCCGTTAGCAGTGCATGCCCTATGCGATACGTTAGCTAGCGCAGAACGATGGATAGCAGTTAAAGCCGTTGAATACTGCGCCAAGGGCTATTTTATGGATAAAACATTAACGCCATATAGTTTTACCATTGTTAATAACGAGGTGACAAAATGAAAAATCAACCACAATCAGGCATAGAGCAATTAAAGCAATTCATCCGTGAGCCTTATGCATGGCCCGGTGGCTATCCTAAGATGGCAATAATGGGCGATGGCGCACCATTATGCAAGGAGTGCGCCAAGGCGGAATACAAGCGTATCGTGCGCGATACGATGGATGGATTCGACCGCTCTTTTCAAGTCGTAGGTATCGATATTAATTTTGAGGATACCGAGTGCTACTGTTGCCATTGTAACAACAAAATCGAATCAGCCTACGGTGAGGATTAAGACCATGATTCACTTAATCGCATTCATCATTACCTTAATCGCAATAGTATTGCGCGGCTGAACCCAGCAAACCCAAAAACAAAAGGCTCCAAATGGAGCCTTTTTTTATTGTTGCGGTTCATCCATCGTTGCGGGATCGTATCCTCTCGTGAATGTACGGGTAATCTTACCGCCAGAAAGCATCACGCGCTCGTCTATGCGCCTCTGTTTGGCTTTAATTACCTTTACCCTATGGTCAGCATACATTGCCGCTACATTCGCGTTTAACGCCCATATAGTGGTCTTATTGTCGGAGTGCGTTATGGTGGCGTATCCATGCCTCTCAACTTGGTGCATGGCATCTTTAACTAGATTATCAGCCAGCCATGACGGCTTGCCTTCAAGCCTTCTCCTAGCTGATCGTTTGATCTCCGATAATGTCACTTCCGATTGTTCTCCGCTCATTTGAATGATGTATTCGAATACCCAATGATCGAGCGTATCCTTCGTATAACCAGCGATTTCGCCCAATGCATGACGAAGTGCCGGGACAATGTATGTTTTCACGATTTCAATCGCCTTGGTTGCGGTGTTCCCGGATACATCCAGTTGATACGGGTCAAGTAATAAGTGCGTGACGAGTATCAGCCTACCGCACGTTCCTTCGAGTTTGCCGAATGCGTTTAGATAGGTGTCAGATGCCCCTAGAACCTTCTCATCTTGAAGAACCTGCTCGTACCATGTCTGAAACGCTCTGAAGGCATCATACGCCTCTGGTGACATCCTGTAGTCGGTCTTTGGTGTAGCATAAACTCGCCTGATGGCCTGCTCGTACTGTGCGCGGTTAGTCATCCAGTCGCTTATAGGCTCGTTACGTTTGCGGTAACGTGAGCGTATGACCGCTGGTATGAACCGCTGCAGCATGCCGTCAGTGCTCATTCGGTCAATGTTGGCACTGAACACCTTGGGCTGGATGTTCCCGAACATGGCGACTGCGAAGTTCTCGACGTGGATATGTCCTTCACCCTTACCATCACCCACACGATCCATATCTTGAGGTTTTGCTTCGTACCCTTTGGTCCATGTTGATCTATCATCACCTGATCGCGGGTCCGTTACCTTGTTGATCCACGATGCCATCTCATCAAGTGAGCACAATACGCCTCTCGGCCTGTCTGCCACCATACGCATCAACTTCTGGGACGTTACGTCATCAACGGTGAGTCGTAGCGGCACTGGCTTTGCTGGTAACGCATGAACAATCGGCAACGCGGCTACGTTAAGCTGACCACCGAGCATAAGCGTAGGATCAGCCGCCATCTTCAAATACTCTTTTTTGGATGCTGCATGTGCGCCTTCGTGAGCCTCCCACTGGAGAAGTTCATCGGCAAAGCGTGGCCTGTCCTCTGCCTGTAAGTCTTTCAGTACCTGAAGCATCGGTTCTGCTCCCGGTGTCTTCTTTTCACTTGGGTCACCTATGGTCATCAACCAGAGCACTGGAGGCACTGTCCAGCCGTCCATGAGGGTGAGCCTTGACCGTGAGTCAGCAACGGCGCAGACAGCCCCTAGACCCGCCCAGATAGGCACAATGGGGTCACACCCGATAGAGGATGACAACTCGGACGCTCGTTGCGCCAGAACAGGTGGGAACAGGTCAAGGTTAAGCTCTGGTGGTGGTGTTACGAGGAGATCAAAGAGTTCAAGAGGTGTTACCGGGGTGACTGCGGCAAAGAGTGCTGATGCATCAACCGATGGGCGGGTGTAACCGTACTCTTTCGCTATCTTAAACAGCGTACCCAGCTTGACACCATCGGGTGACTGCTTGAACGACCTCCAGCAGTTGAGAATGTCGCGTTGCCCTTGGTACTTCGTCCCTTGTGATGACCACGTGTCCCACTTGGACAGTCCCACCTCTGGATCAGCTTGATGCAGCGCCATGCCTACATTGATCCAGTCGGTGCGGTCAATGTCAGCAGGAATACACTCAAGTGCTGCATCGATCTCAGTCCAGCTACTGTTTGGTGTATTGACCACCTTGATTGATCTGACGTTATCAGCCTCAAGATGTGACTGCCACACATCAAGCAGTGCAGCAGGGATATAAGGCAGATTCTCCCATCGTCCCTTACCACCCCACTGATATGGCTTGCACGTTACGGGGTGGATCGATGGAGGCAGTACATCCTGACATGTTAGACCGTTGGCTGTAGCGCATCGGAAATCGAGATAATTGTATTTGCTACCATCTGGCCTCGTATCCATGAGTTTCTTACTGTTCAGGACGAGTCCGAACGGCATACGGTAGAGCAGTTTGCCGTGTCCGGGGTTGCCTGAGTTGATAGTTACTGCGTCAGGTGCTGTATAGAGTTGTTCCAGTTCAATGCCGTGTTTCCTGAGTTCTTCAATAGAGCGGTTGGCATCGTCAATGTCCAAGGCCATCGTCCCACTGTATGCATGGGCTAGTCCCACACCGTACCCCTTGGGTATCATATTCGGGTCGGTGATGGTGTTCTCTTTCTTGTTCCAGCCCGGTGTTCTTGGCCCCTTGGACCCGATGGCGATGGGCACTAGGTGCCAGCCTTGTCGGATGTACGGGTCGAAGGACACGGGAAGATGTGCTACTTGAGGAAGTGCTGACATTATTTGTCCTTGTAAAAATTATTATGTGATCGCTTGACAAGTGTAATTTATTCGTGACACAATGGCAACACTTCAACAAAAGAAAGAAAGGAAATGAAACTAACGACCAGTATCAATGTGAGGGTTTCCGCAGATACAAGGAAGAATTTTCTGCGTAAATCCAAGCAGTTCGGTGATCCTTCTCATGTATTACGAGAGATCATAGAAGCATTTAACGATAACCGTTTAACAATTGCACCCCCACCACTAAAAGGAACTATTTATCATGAACGACCAAGTGATTCTGACAATAGCTGAAGCAATATTAGCAAACACTAAAGTACTTCAGTCTCTGATTGACCACCTGCCTGTAGAAGTCAAAGCAGAAGTGGCTAAGAAGGTTACACCTATTAAAGCTACTCCGGTAGTCCCTGCTGAGGTGACCACCGTACCGGCTGCTCATGCACCTCTGCCGCAACCTGCACCTGTTGCTGCTCCCGTAGTCGTTGCACCTGTTGCTGCTCCCGTAGTCGTTGCACCCGTTGTAGCTGCGCCTGTAGTGAGTTCTGTCGTTGCACCATTTTCTGACTCCAAGGGGATGATTGCATATGTGATGTCGGTGTATCAGACCGTTGGTGCTGCTAAAGGTCAGGGCATCCAGAACATTCTTGAGTCCCTTGGTCACAAGAATATCAATGATGTGCGTGTTGATCAATACGGCGAACTCTTCACCAAGTTGGAGGCGTTCAAATGAGTCACGATAAATTTAGTCCTTCGGCACGTCATCGGTGGGGTGGGTGCGCCGGTAGTCTCAGGGAGGAGGCGAAGTACCCTGACGATGACCGTAGCAGCCCGTCGGCTATCGATGGCACTCATAGTCACACCTTGCTTGAGAAATGTATCAAGGATGACGCACTGGCTGAACAATACATTGGTCAGACTCTCAAGGATGACGATGGTGAGTTCGTTGTTGATGCTGTACGAGCAGAACGTGTCCAGTTTGCTCTTGACTACATCGATAGCCGTCCGGGTGAGGTGATCTCTGAGCAGAAGGTTGATCCTAAGAAGTTACTTGGCTTCGATGGCATGAAGGGTACGGTCGATGTCCAGATCATTACCGATAACATGATTGAACTGATTGACTATAAGGATGGCATTAACCCTGTCAGTGCTGTAGATAACCCTCAGTTGGAGCAGTACGGGTTCGGTGTTCTGGCTGCTCATCCCATCGAACGATTCAAACGTATCCGCATGACTATCGTTCAGCCTAAACTCAGGCTGAAAGGTATGAGTGGCATTGAGTCAGTTGAGATGTCCGTTGGTGAGTTTCTGATGAAGGAGGGGAAGATCGTCGCTGAAGTCAAGGCAGCACTTGACCCCAACGCTCCACTTACCCCCGGTGAGGAGCAGTGTAAATACTGCAAACACAAGGGTAATTGCGCGGCTTTATCGGCATCAGTGATGAAGGCCAGTGGTATCACGTTCGAGAATCTGGATGTGGCTAAACAGGCTGCTGACAAAGAGCCTACGTCTATGACTGACGCTCAAATTAAAGAGATTCTTGAAGCTGCACCACTGATCCGGCAGATGATTGAAGGTGTTGAGAAGGAGGCATTGCGCCGGTTCGAGGCAGGGCAACCTATCGCTGGACTCAAGGCTGTACGTGGTCGCGGTACTCGTTCATGGGCTTACTCTGAAGAAGAGATGGAGGAGAAACTCAAGAAGTTCGGCATTCCGAAGGGTGAAATCTGGCAGACTAAGTTGATCAGCCCTGCACAAGCAGAGAAAGTCACTTGGACTAAACGTAATGGCGACAAAGTGCAGCTTACTGATCGCCAGTTGGGTATCCTGAAAGGAGAATACATCAAAAAATCAGACGGAAAATTAGTTGTTGTAAGTGAATCAGATGACCGTGAGGCTGTTACAATAGGTGCTGCTTCGATGTTCGAGGCTGTTCCAGAGTTACCCTCGTTCCTACAAGTACCATCGTTCCTTTTACCTAACTAGGAGTATTACCATGAGTGAAATCCATTATTTTACCAACGCACGTCTTTCCTTCCCCAACTTGGTTCAAGCTGGTACGTCAAAGAAGTTTCCTAACAGCCCACCGATGTTCAGTGCTGACATCATCGTGGAGCAGAACAATCCTGTCATTGGTCAGTTCATGCAACGTTACGCTGAACTGGCTCAAGCCGAGTGGAAAGAGAACGCACAGCAAGTCATGCAGATGATCCAAGCTGATCGTCGTGCTCGTTGCTTCGGTACAGGTGCTGAGAAGGTGTCCGAGACTACATTGAAGATTCATCCCGGCTATGAGGGTAAGGTCTGGTTCGCTGCTAAGAACAAGAACCGTCCTCAGATCATCAAGTCGGACGGGTCTGTTGCTACCAACGAGATGGAGGCGCAAGCCCTCGCCCGTAAGATGTACGGTGGTTGCTACGTCAATGTGGCACTGCGCCCTTGGATACGCTTGACCAACCGTGGCGTAAGCTGCGATCTCGTTGCTATCCAGTTCGCTGGCGATGGTGAGGCGTTCGGTGATGGTGCTTCAGTGCCGGATGTCACCTCGATGTTTGGTGCGGTAGGAGCGGCCCCTACACCCGCAGCACCTGCATTTCCCTCGTTTCTCGGCGGTTAAACTCAACTAAGGGAGACTCAGGTTAATAACCTGAGTCTATCTAAACACAATCATAGGAAATACAAAATGAAAAAGAAAAATGCTGTTTGTTTCGCAACACCGCTAGGTATATGTTTTATCGATCGGTCTAAGATAGTGTACGTTCGTGATAATGATAGTGAAAAGTATCCAACACGCATTTGTTTCATTGGAGGTGATGAGAATGCTATCGTAGTTGAAGATAAAATTACCGATGTGCTTGATGTATTGGGTATAGATCATCTTCTATGATGGACATCGTTTTCGATATTGAAACATACCCCAACTGCTTCACGTTAGCGGCAGAGCATGCTGATTACCCGCTAACGTGGGGTTTTGAGATTAGTGACTACCGTAATGACTATCTGCAGATGTGCGAGTGGTTACGATGGATCGATCAGAACAATGGTCGCCTCGTAGGTTTTAATAACTTGGGCTTCGACTACCCGATCATTCACATGATGGTCAAGCAGGGTGTCGGTTCTGCTGCTGAAGCGTATGCCAAGTGTCAGGCGATCATCCAGTCGCAGGACAGTGATCGCTTCACACACATCGTCTATCCAGATGATCGCATTGTGGAGCAGATCGACCTCTTTAAGATTCATCACTTCGATAACAAGGCCAGAGCGACATCACTGAAGGCTCTTGAGTTCAACATGCGTCTGGACAACGTAAGTGATCTGCCATTCCCTGTAGGCACACCGCTGAACCAAGAGCAGATCAAGGTGTTGAAAGAGTACAACGCGCACGATGTCACTGCTACCAAGTTGTTCTATCAGCACACCAAGAAGATGATCGCGTTCAGGGAGGAACTGACCAGTAAGTACGACCGTGACTTTATGAATCACAACGACACCAAGATCGGCAAGGACTTCTTCACGATGGAACTTGAGAGTGCTGGTGTCCAGTGTTACACCTATGGCAAGGAGGGTCGCAAGCCTAAACAGACCTTACGTCCTCAGATCGCGCTCAAGGACGCAATACTGCCTTGGGTACAGTTCCAAGAGCCAGAGTTTAACCGCATTCTGAACTGGATGAAAGCACAAGTTATAACGGAAACGAAGGGTGTTTTTGATAAGGTCACTGCGATGGTGGGTGGTTTCGAGTTCGTGTTCGGTCTGGGTGGTATCCACGGGTCACTTGAGAATGAGATTGTGGATAGTGACGATGAGTATGCGGTGATCGACCTCGATGTGACCAGTTATTACCCGTCACTAGCCATTCATAACAAGTTCAGACCAGAACATCTAGGTGCTACGTTCTGCACCATCTATGAGAACCTCAAGGCGCAACGGGTAACGTATGCCAAGGGTACGGCAGAGAACGCCATGCTGAAGCTGGCACTCAATGGTGTATATGGTGACAGCAACAACAAGTTCTCGGTGTTCTATGATCCTCTCTTCACCATGTCCATTACCCTCAATGGGCAGTTACTGCTGTGCCTGCTGGCTGAGACTCTGCTGCGTATCCAGAGCCTGAAGATCATCCAAGTGAATACAGACGGTATGACGATCAAGGTATTGAGGTCTGATGAGGATAAGGTGAATCAGGTGCGTCAGTGGTGGGAGCAAGCTACCGGGATGCAGCTTGAAGAGGCGCGGTACAAGCGCATGGCGATCCGTGATGTGAATAACTACCTTGCCGTGTATGAGAAGGGTGGAGTAAAGCGCAAGGGTGCGTATGAGTACGACCTTGAGTGGCATCAGAACGGATCATGTCTTGTTGTTCCCAAGGTAGCAGAGAAGGTACTGACTGAGGGTGCGCCCATCATGGAAACTCTGAAGAGTCACCCTGACATCATGGACTTCATGTTGCGTGTCAAGGTTCCTCGCACCAGTAGATTGCTCTACACCGATGAGCATGGTGAGCATGTGATCCAGAACACCACTCGGTACTACGTGTCTGAGGGTGGTGGGACGCTGACCAAGGTGATGCCACCGCTACCCAAGAAGCCCGATGGTGGATGGCGACGGTTCGCTGTTGAGAAGGGAAGGTCTGTTTGTGTCTGTAACAAGATTGAGGATGCTGTACTACCCATCGACTACAGCTACTACGCTGTAGAAATTGAGAAACTAACTTTAGGAATGAGATGATGCTTGAATCAAAAATTGAATCTGCCGTGTGCGACTACGCTCGAAACAAACAGTTCCTCGCATACAAATTCACATCACCTAATCGGATGGCAGTACCTGACCGATTGTTTATAACACCGTTCGGTGAGGTGTTCTTCATCGAGTTCAAGGCGACAGGGAAAGCACCGACGATCCCACAGATGCGAGAGCATGAGCGTATTCGGCATCAAGGTGTCGAGGTGTTTGTAGTTGATACCATCGAGTTGGGTAAAGCAGTGGTCGATGAATATGCGACAGCTTAGTGACCTTTTCGAGTATCAGCATAAGGCTGTTAATTTCCAGTGCTCACACCCCGCATCAGCACTCTGGCTAGATATGGGGTTGGGTAAGTCGGTCATTACCCTTACCAGTGTCGAGTACCTGATCCGCATCGGATATCTCAAGGCAGTCATCATCGTGGCTCCCATCCGTGTCTGCCGTCTTGTGTGGCGGCAGGAAGCGGAGAAGTGGGCGCATACCAATCACCTTAAGTTCTCAATGGTGACGGGTACAAAGGATCAACGCACCAGAGCATTGATGAAGGATGCCAATATCTATCTAATCAATTACGAAAACCTGCAATGGATGTCTGAAATACTCCAGACGTACTACATCTCGAAAGATAAACCACTGCCGTTCGACGGTATCGTGTATGACGAGATCAGTAAGTGCAAGAACAGTTCTACTGATCGAGTCAAGGCACTCAAGAAGGTTCTACCTCATTTCAAATGGACTACTGGACTCACAGGCACACCAGCCTCTAACGGGTTCAAAGACCTTCATGGTCAGTATCTAGTGCTCGACAAGGGACATAGGCTAGGAACGTCTAAAACAGCCTTCAGGACGCGGTTCTATCGTAAGGAGGGTCAGTACAAGGAGGTTCCCTACGCTGACACTGAGGACACGATTAAGCAGTTGATCGGTGACATGACGCTTGAGATGTCTGCTGCGGATTACAACCCGTTACCAGACCTGATTGTGAATAACGTAAATGTCGAACTGACGGATGAACTGAGGGTGATGTACGACACGATGGAGCGTGACTTCTTTATTTCGCTCGACAGTGGTCACGATGTCGAGATGTTCAATCAAGCATCATTGACCAACAAATGCCTTCAGTTCAGCAATGGAGCAATGTACCCAGTAGCCGGGATGCCTATGTGGGAACCGATACATGATCTCAAGCTGGATGCTCTTGAAGACATTATCGAGGAGAACAATGGCAGGCCTGTACTGGTGGCGTATGCTTACCGATCAGACGCTGAAAGGATCATGACCAAGTTCCACAAGTTACGACCGATCAACCTGACAGAGTGTAAGTCCGAGAAGGCACTGAAGGATGCCATGTACCAATGGAAGATAGGTGACTGTCAGTTGATGATCGGTCATCCTGCCAGTATGGGACATGGTATCGATGGGCTTCAGGAAGCGGGTAACACGCTTGTCTGGTTTGGACTCAACTGGAGTCTTGATCTGTACGACCAATTCAATGCTCGTATCCGTAGGCAGGGTCAGGGTGCGCCTGTAATTTGCCACAGGATACTCACGATGGACACGCTGGATCAGGCACAGGCACAAGCACTGGACGATAAAGCCACCACTCAATCGTCACTCAGGAAGGCGATTAAAGACTACCGTGAAAATAAATTAAAATAGTTCTTTACATTCTGAATCTCTTGCACCTATAATCATTACATCAACAAAGGAGATCGAGATGGATGCAATAACAGCAGCACTGAACGATTGGAGATCACTCAATAAGGTACTCCACACATTCAGAGAAGATCAAGTGAAGCAGATGCTTGATATGGAAGTGGTAGGGCAACGTAGAATCTCGGTAATTGAGAGACTGCACCAACGGTACAACAAGCTGCGCGTGTCGCGTGAGCGTGTTGAATTTATGAAAGAGGGAGTAACACTGTGAGGTACATAGTATTGTGGATACAAGCGTCGATGGCTCGCACCGATGCGTATCTGCTGGCTAATCAAGGTCGGTTGGACTTGGCAGCAGATGCAAAGAACATGTCATACCGCTACGAGCGTGAGATGGCTAACATCAGAATGAATAAACTGTACGGAGGTTTGCGATGAAGGAGTTGGAACTTATACGTTACCGCTCGACGCGGTTCCCGCAAGGTCCCTACAACGAGGGGCTACCGTTACCCGCAGGGATTTACTACGCCATCCCCGGTGGCAAGGTAGCGACTCAAGAAGAGTGCATGAAGTGGGCCAAAGAGAACAAAGTGGAGATCACTCTCCGCATACCAGAATACCAAACACTACATTAAACGAACACCCACCCTGATGCACACTGTTAATCCATACGGGTTGATTGTGAAAGTTCTAGGCAAACGAGCGTCAGGGTGCGGTGTATCACTAAGGAACTGAAATGCGAGACATTGAAAAACAAATAGCGGCGTTACAGGCTTATCTGAGAGCACTCGAATCTGTAATCACGTTGAGAAGGAGGTTACGAAAATGAACTTTAAATTTATACGATCACCGGCAGAGATTGCCAAGGAAGCTGTTGAAGCTAACGACGCCTTGGCTAACCCATACAAAGCCGGATACCGGGCGTGTTACGACCAACTGTGCCATGAGCTACGTGATGCGAATAGCGCAACCATCATAATGATGCAGCCGATCATGGGTAATCTGGCTCGCAAGGTTAAGTCATTATGAACACCCTACAAATGGAGGGCACCCCCAGCGCATGGTCGCTAGCGATGGCAACGTTACAGGCAAATGTCGTTTACGAACTACCGCCTGCCGAGACCGGCTTGCTCTGCCGTACCTGCCTTGAAATCGTACCGATTGAGGGCTACGGCATCAGAAAGAGTACGAACAAGCGGGCATCGTCAGAGTGCTCGGCGTGTGAGAAAGCGCGGCGTGCGGCGAGGAAGCTTATCCCGCGCAAGAAGCGAGCGAAGGCAGTGAAGCCTGACCCTTCAAAGCCCATGACGTTCAAGCAGATTTGCATCGCCAGAGGGACGACATATGACACGATCAAGAGCCGAATGAAGCGCGGTATGTCGGAGGAAGAAGCGTTTGCCTACGTGCCAAACCCTAACAGATGGACAGGCGGGAGCAGAGGGAAATGATCCACTACCACGGCCTACCTATTACTCCAGCAACGGCAGCTGCCAAAGCAATCGAAGGTGGTCATGCGTTTGTCAGTTTCGCGCACTCCGATCAACTGACCATTGCCATCGATTTGTGCCAGTCATTTGCAATAGACAACGGTGCATTTTCTGCATGGCGTTCAGGGAAACCTGTAACTGACTGGTCAAAGTATTACGAATGGGCCGCCGGTTGTAAAGCTATCCCATCATGTGATTTCGCGGTGATCCCCGATGTCATTGATGGGGACGAAGATGCGAACGATTCACTGCTTGCAGAATGGCCTATGCCCCGCTGGTTTGGTGCTCCCGTCTGGCACATGCACGAATCGTTTGATCGGTTGATGCGGTTGGCACTTAATTATCCGAGGGTATGCATTGGTAGTTCGGGTGATTACTCAACTGTGGGGTCGGCGTCGTGGTGGGGTCAGATAGGACGAGCCATGCGTTGTATCTGCGACGACCAAGGTAGACCAGCAACGCGGCTACATGGGTTGCGAATGCTTAATCCCGCCGTGTTCAGCAAACTGCCGTTTGCATCTGCCGATAGCACAAACATCGGTCGGAACGTAGGGATCGACTCGGCATGGAAAGGCACCTATACCCCGCCGACAAAAGAAATGCGAGCCGCCGTGATGCGCTCACGAATTGAATCAGTCAATGCCCCAGCGACGTGGGCATTCATGCAACCAGAACTAAACCAAGAACAGGGAATTTTGATATGAAACTCGAATTGTCACAGTCATTTTATTTTAACGCCGCCCACACACTGACTCGCCTAGTGCCGTTAGAAGAAAGCTCGGCAAGCAGAAGAATCCACGGCCATACCTACCATGCTGAAGTTGCTATTGAAGGCACCCCGTCGTCGGAAGGTTTCTTGGATGTTGGCAAGCGCACTAAGAAATCCAACGGAACCGTTGATCTTTTTTACTTCAAGAAGCGCATCGAGGAAGTGCGGCAGAAATTAGACCATCAGAATCTTGACGAGGTTTCCGGTCTTGGTGCAGCAACAATCGAGAATCTTTGCATATACATCGCAGAGCAAATGGGGGACGAGTATCCAGTTTCTTCAGTAACAGTTTGGCGCAATGAAGGTGATAAATGCCGATTTAAGACAGGGGCGTCCTAAAAATGACCGAATGGCAACAGGCCGTGATGAACCTGCTGAACATCAAGCCGGGATCAACGTGCATACCAAAGCGGGAGCCGACGACACGTGTGTGCCGTGACTGCGGTAAAGAGAAAGACGTTTTCTTCTTCTACGCTAAGAACAATCGATGCAAACCGTGCCAGCACATCTATGTAGCTAAGTGGAAAAAGGAGAATAAGACATGGGGTTAGTAGATGAATTGCATGAGGCAGCGTTAAAAGTAGAAGCTTTCTACGGGCACAGCGTTGCTGCTCGCGTGATGAGGGAGGCTGCTAAAGAGTTGCAGCGGTTACAGAGCGAGGAAGCGCCCGTTGAGGACGTGGTGATTTTGGGAGAAGAGGAATGAACATTAACCAAGGAGAAACAAACATGAACGAAACAATAAGCATTAACGGT